AGCAGCTAAAATTAATGTAGGTACAGTAGATATAGACTGGGCTGTAAATTGGACGGAGTTATTTTAATGTTTAATAAAGTAAAAATAGATGTAAAAAGTTTTGTATTAAAAAGAAGTGGTATTATTATAAATAAGAATGAATCAATTAGTTATGTTATACCTAGAGAGATACCTATGGAAATAGCATATAAACAAATTATATTATTTAGTAATAAAACTTTTGTATTATATTTTAAAGATGATATAATAAAAAAAGAATTTTTAAATCAAATAGGAGTAAAAGATGCCTAAGAAAAAAGATAGATGCGTTAAAAAGTTAATAGCTGAAGGATATTCAGAAGAAAGAGCATGGGCTATATGTACAGCAGCTTTAGATGGTAATATTGTAGTAGGTATGAAAGATAAAGCAGTTAATTTTGAAAGTAATATAGATGAAGATACTGGTTTCTTACATGTAAAGGCTGTTATAGCTAGAACAGGAATACAAAAATATTTAGCTAGTGAGTTAGGTGATGAAGGTAATGAAGTAGTAGGAGTATTTAGACCAGTAAAAGAAGTTACAGCTGAAAAAAGTATAAAAAGTTTCACTAATTCACCTATTACAGATAACCATCCTATGGAGATGGTAACTATTGATAATTATAAGCAATATGCAAAAGGTAGCAATTCTTCTGTAAATGTGATACAATTAGACAGTGGAGAAACTGGATTAGAAACTATGATAGTTATCACAGATAAAGATTTAATCAACTCTATTAAGGAGGGGAAGAAGGAATTATCTGTAGGATATGAAAATATCTTAGTTCAGGAAAGTGGCACTCACGATGGAGAAGATTATGAGTATGTTCAAACAAACATATTAGCTAATCATATAGCTGTTGTGGATGCTGGGCGGTGTGGGGGAGTTTGTAAGTTGATGGTAGATATACTATCTATTGCAGATGAACCAATTAAAAACGAAGGAGAAAAGATGGTAAAGATTACGATTAATGGTGTAGAGTTTGAAGTAGCTGAAGAAGTTGCTGAAGAACTAAAACGACTTCAAGAAGCTAAGACAGCTACTGAAGAAGATGCTGAAGAAAAAGAGAAAGAGAATACTGAAGCTATGGATAAACTTCAAGCTACTGTAGATACTTTAGGTGTTGACAAAGCTAAGTTAACTAAAAATCTAAATGATTCTAAAGGTCAATTAGGTGGGGCTGTTGCTGATAAGATTGCTTTATTAGATACTGCTAAATCTGCTGGTGTAGTTTGTAAAGCTACTGATACAAATTTAGCTATTAAACAAGCTATAGTTAAATCTTTTGATATGGATGTAGATGGTAAAAGTGAAACTTACTTAGATGCTGCTATTGAAATTAAGAGAGTAGAACTTAATGATAAACAGACAAGAGAAGATAAAGCTCAGTTAAGTTTTGATAAAATTGGTGGAGAGTATAAGGGTGCTGGTAAAACAGTAGACTATGATGCTATCGGTGAAAAAACAATAGGACAAGGAGAATAAGATGCCTTTTGATACAGCAGTAAAACAAGATGTAGATGGATTAGATGCCGGTGAGTTATTTGGAGGTCATGTAGGAAATACAGACGCTTTCATTGATTTTGAAGATGGTTTAAATATTGGTAGATTTGCTAAATATGATACAGGATCGTTAGATAACCTTGATAATTCAGCAACTCCAAAAATCGCTGGAGTAGTTAAAAGAAACTTAACTGGTGATTTAACTAAGACAGTATATGATACTGAAGATGATGTAGCTGATTTAGTTAACTTTGGATATGTAACAGTTGAAGTAGTTGATGGTGATACACCAGCTAAATATGGTGCAGTATATGCTCATAATGATTCAGCTAGTACAGTTGATTATGGTAGAGCTACAACAACAACTACTAACAATGTAGAAGTAGTAGGGGCTGATTTTTGGAAAGAAATTAAAACTAATGTATGGGTCGTAAGACTTAAAACAATTCTTTAAGGAGATTAAAAGATGAGTAAAATTAAAGTTAAAAATTTATATGACATGCAAAGTTTTGCAGCGGCAGTTGTTGCAGCTAAAACTTTTGATGGTGCTGCTGGTATTTTATTACCTAGACAGTTAGAGCATATTTCAACAACGATTTATCAACAACAATTCGCAGAACTTACTTTATTAAGTCAAGCTGGAATTACTGTTAATAATGAAGGTGGAAGTGCTGAATTTATTACTAAGCTTAAAATCAACATTAATGGTGATTTTGCTACAGCTGGTAATTCATCTAATACAGATGGTAAGATTTCGTTAGGTACTGAATCAGATACTATTCCTGTAATTATGAAAGATGCATCTAGTTCATGGACTGATATAGAACTAGAACAAGCTCAAAGTGCTAATCGAAATTTAGTAGGCGAGTTAATTGGTGCTCATAATACTAGATATAATCAGTTAATAGATCAAGTAGGTTATGTAGGTACAGATAATATTGAAGGACTATTAAATAATAGTAACTTTGTTTCTGATTCTTCTGCTAATACTTTTGGTAATTTAACTGGAGTACAACAATATGGTGAGATTGCCGATTTAGTAAATGCTCAAAGAGTTGGTGTATCTAATGATCCAGTATTTAGTGCTGATAAAATTTCTATATCTCCAGCTACATGGAATATTATTAATGCTACATTTATAGATACTACTGGTGGTATTGAAACAGTAAAAACAGCAACAGAAAGAAATTTAAACATTCAATATGTTATTACTTTTAGAGCTGCTGATGTTGGTGGTACTGCTAGACTTGTAGCATATAGTTCTGATACAAGAGCTATGGTAATGAGAATTCCTATGCAATTAAGAATGTCTAACATTTATCAAAAAGGTTTTAAATCTTATGTAGAATCAATGTTTAGAGTTGGTGGACTAGATGTAATAGAAAGCTTATCAGGTAGAATCCTAACAGGAGTATAAAAATGCCAAAGTATAAAAAAACTATTAAAAACCCATTAGGTTTAGGTAAAGGACTTGTTATCACAGATAACGAGTTCACTGATACAGACTTTAATGATGTTAATAAAAAGAAGCTAAAAAATGCTTTACGAGTTGGTGCTGTTAAACTTATTGATGCAAAAGATGAAGCTAAAAAAGTAGCTAATACAAACGATGCTAAAATAGCTGACTTAGAAACTCAGTTAGAAACAGCAAAAAATGAATTAGCTACTGCTTTAGGTACAATTAAAGAACTTCAAAATGATTCTGAAGATGCATGGAAAACTATGTCAGTAGATGAGTTAAAAGATGCATATACTGTACCTGAATTAAAAGCTTTTTGTGATGAGTTAGAAGTAACTTATAAATCAAATAGTAAAGAAACAAGTTTAGCTAATAAGATTGTAGAAGCTTTTAAAGGTGATAATATTCCTGAATGGAAACTTATGACTGCTGATGAATTAGTAGAAGCTTTTGATGTAGATCAATTAAAGTTATATGCTGATGAATTAGATTTAACTTATGCTGATGCTTTTACTTCTGATGATTTAGCTGAAATTATTGTAGAAGCTTTACAAGAGTAAGATATGGCAACAACAACTCCAACTAATTTTAAAGTAAGATTTCCTGAGTTTAATTCTGTGGATGATGTAAGGATTGAACTCTTTATAGAAGATGCAACTGCTACAGTTAATGCTAATTGTTCTAATAGTGATTTGATGATAACTTATCTAACAGCTCACTTATTAACAGTTGGTATACAAAGCACAGATGGCGACATATCTACTATAAAAGGAACAGCTAGTGAATCAGTTGGAGATGTTAGCGTATCTTATGCAACTAGTAGCGGTAAACCTGAAAATGATTTTTATAAAACTATTTATGGTCAACGCTATTTAGATTTAAGAAAAAATTGTATAGGTAGACATTTAATTGGCTAATAATGAAGCTTATTTAAAAGAAATAGATAAGTATACTAAAGAATTAGAAAGTTTATCAGGACAAGAAGTAGTAGTAGGAATACCAGCTAGTAAAAATAAAAATCACGATGGTGAAGTTACTACACTAGCAGAATTAGGAGCTATACATGAATATGGAGCACCTGATGTTAATATACCTCAAAGAAGTTTTTTAAGAGCACCTTTAGCAGCAAATGTTAATGAGTTATTTAAAACACTAAGTAAAGATTTGAAGTTTTCTAAAATTGATACTAAGACAGCTCTAGGAAGATTAGGAGCAAAAGGTCAAAGTATAGTTTTAAAAGCCTTTAATACTCAAAATGAGGGTACATGGATTAGTTTAAAACCTAAGACAGTAAGTAATAGGAAAAAAGGTAAAGGTAGTGGTTCAGTAAAACCTTTAATAGATACCGGTCAATTAAGACAGGGAATAACTTTTGAAGTAAGGGATTTAGAAAGATGAGTTTACCTAATTTATCAAAAACAGTTTTAAGATTTGCAAAAACCATAACAAAAAGAACTGTTACACAAACAGTAGTAGATCATTTACCAGTTAAAGCTTTTGTAGATACTCCTTTTAAAGCTACAGTAACAACTCCTCAAAGTGAAGATTTAGAAAATATAGAAATAGATACAAGCTTAAAATATAAAAATATACATTCAGTAGAAGAAATAAAAATAGATGATATATTTGTACATAAGAATACTGAGTATAAAATAATTAATTTATCTGATAGAGAAGATTATGGTTATTTTAAATCATTAGGTGAGGAAGTACAGTGATGGATATATTAATAACAGTAGCTGGTTTTGTAACTGCAATTAGTGGATTAGCAGCAGATAAAGTAATTATAGCAAGAGATAATTATTTAAAATCAGATTTTAATGATAATATAGCAGTAGTAGATTCTCTTATATCAACTCCAATAGGTAGGAGAAATGATTATGATGGTGAAGCTGAAGAACTTACATATAAAGTATATGATAAATCTCAAATGACAATAGATTTTTATGGTACAAATGCTAATACAAATGCTAATAAATTCATAGCTAGATTAAATAGTCAACAAGCACATGAATTTACAAGAGATAATAATATAGAGGTTTTTCATAATAAAACTAATTCAAATATAAAGAAATTACAAGGAAAAACCACTTATGATAGATTTCAAATAGAAATTATGGTAAAATATTCTGATGAGTTTACAGATGATGTATTAAGAATAGATACAGCAGAATTTGAAATAAACACAAACAATTAAAAAGAAAGGGATTGAATATGGCAAACATAAGTAATGTAGTTCAGGTACAACTGTTAAGAGAACCTCAACTAGCACAAAGAGCAAATGTAAATACTATCGCAGTTTTTACAAGTGAGTTAGGTATTTTAACAAGTGCTAACAGAACGGAGATATATACAGACCTACCAAGTGTAGCTGCTGATTTCGGTACTAATAGTGAATTTTATGATTTCGCTTCAGTATTTTTTCAACAAACTCCTAACCCAATAAGTGCTGGTGGTTTTTTAGTTGCTGCATATTGGAGAGCTGCTTCTGAAAATGTAGCTGCTACAAGTGCATTATTAACTGGAGTACAACTAGTAGAAGATTCAGTAGTAGGTGAATTACAACAAATATCAGATGGTGCATTAGATATTACAGTTGATGCTGGTGTTGAGAATTTAACAGCTCTTGATTTTACAACTTCATTAACACTTGAAGATATAGCTGGAGTTATTGATACAGCTTTAACTGGTGCAACTGCTGAAGTAGATAATTTATCTATTAAGATTACAAGTGCTACAGATGGTGTAACAAGTTTATTATCATTTACAAGTGATCCAGGTACTGGAACTTATGTAGGTTCTGTTTTAAAACTTAATACAGGTAGTGGTGCTGTATTAGTACAAGGTGCAGATGCAACTGTATTAACATTAGAAACAAAAGAAGAAGCATTAACAGAAGCATTATCTGATAGTCCTTTTAGAAGTTTTGTATTTATTGATACACCTACTGATGGTGAAAGAGAAGATTTAGCAGCTTTTGCACAAGGTAATAACCTTATAAGTGGAGATGTATTTAGTAATGCTGATTATTTAGAAGTAGATGCTACTAATGTAGTATGGAAAATAAAACTAGCTAGTCAAATTAACTATAGAATGTTCTACTCTAAATCAAATGATAGAAAATTAGCTATAGGTGTACTTGCTAGAATGCAAACAGTATTATTTACTGGTACAAATACAGCAAATACTGAAAACCTAAAAAATATTGTAGGAGTAGTTCCTGATGCATATTCACAAACTGAGATTAATAAAGCTTATAATGTAGGTCTTGATATTTATACAACTATTAAAGATTTACCAGTAATGCTTACAAGTCCAGCTAATGATTTCTTTGATAATGTATATAACTTAATAGCTTATATTGATGCATTAGAGATTGATACATTTAACTTATTAAAAGGTGCTACTACTAAAATACCTCAAACAGTAAAAGGTGTTAATCAATTAGTAGATGCTATTGAGAAAACTACAGAAGGTTTTGTAAGAGCTGCTGTATTTGCTCCGGGAGAATGGACTAGCCCTGAATTATTTGGTGATCCTGAAACTTTAAGAGAACAAGTTAGAACAAAAGGATATTATGTATTCGCTAATAGATTAAGTGACCAACCTCAAGCTGATAGACAGGAAAGAAAATCACCTCCTATTCAAATAGCGGTTAAAAATGCTGGAGCGATACATAAAGTAAATCTTATCGTTCAATTCAATATATAAGGAAAAATAAATGGCAACTATTACAGTAGATACAAGTAACGCAACATTAACACTTAATGGGAGAACTATAGAAGATTCTCCTGAAGGTGATGTTTTTACAGTAGCATATCAAAATGATATAACTGCTCAAACTCAAGGTACAAATGGTGGATTAGTAGTTAGAGAAAGAGCAGATAAAAATGCTGCTCTATTAACAGTAAGAGTATTAAGATATAGTGCAGATGATGCATTTATGACTAATGCAATTAATCAACAAGAATTAGCAGTATTTAATGGTTCTTTAAAAGTTAACTTTACTAGAGATGATGTTGATGGAGTAGAAACTCATTTATTATCAAATGGTACACTTCAAAATAGAGGTGATAATACAGTTAATAATACAGATGGAGAAGATATACAAGAGTATAATATCTTATTTGGTTCAGTTATTAGGAGTCTATAATGCCTGATGTAAAAGATGAAGCATTATTACAAATAAAAGCTGTTTATGATGATGGTAAAGCTACTATTAATGGTAGAGATTATACATTTAATAAAATGATGTTTGGAGAAAGAAGAGCTGTATTTGCTTATACTTCAAGTGTACAAAATAGATTAAGTACTGGGGATTTTAGTTTTTTAGATGAACCAAAATTTAAACATATTGAAGATATTATAAATAGAAATGTAACTTTAGATGGAATGACTTTAAGTAAAAAGAATCCTTTTGAAGAACATGTAGAAGATTATGTTATGTTCATAAGTACAGCATTAGGGGTGATAAGTTACCCTTTCTTAAACGGCGACACTGGAAAGTAAAAGGTTATCGCCACAAGAAAAATGACACACTTGTAGATTTTACTAATATCGATGATTCTAAGTTCTTTTTACTT